GAAGAACCACAAGACGAACTACAACGTTTTATGGAATATGTTGACAAAGTAGCACTTCCAAAGCACGGCGACAATGGTGCAAACACTAAATCAATCGTAGCTGGTAAGAACGATATGGGCGGTACAACTGCTAATATCGCTAAAGGCGGCGAAGCTAAAGGTGAAGGCACAAAAGGTGGCTTGTTGAATCCAGCTGCAAAAGTTGACGATGCAGGTAACACCAACAAACCAGGCGGCAACGCAGGCAAGACAGCTTTCAAGAAGAAAGAACCTGGCCACGGTGCTGAGAAGAAAGGTAACGGCGAATCAGCTGATATTAAAACATCGCTAATTGGCTCACGTAAGTAATTAAACGAGACTAATAAAATATGTCTTTATACCTCCGAGAGAATCTCAGTTTCAACGAAGCAAAAATGATCGTTGAGTCTGATGACAAAGATGGGAAAAACTTATACATGTCCGGGATTTGTATCCAAGGCGGTATACGCAACGCTAACCAGCGTGTTTACCCTGTGAATGAGATTGGCAAGGCTGTCAAGACCCTGAACGATCAGATTCAAAACGGTTATTCAGTTCTCGGAGAAGTGGATCATCCAGATGATCTAAAAATTAACCTGGACCGCGTCAGTCACATGATAGTTAATATGTGGATGGACGGTCCAAATGGTTATGGTAAACTGAAAATTTTACCAACCCCAATGGGACAACTAATTCGCACAATGCTGGAAAGCGGAGTGAAGTTAGGTGTTAGTTCACGCGGATCCGGAAACGTCAAAGATGACGGTTCCGGTGAAGTATCAGATTTTGAGATTATCACAGTAGATATGGTAGCTCAACCTAGTGCTCCTGGAGCATATCCTACACCAATTTATGAACACTTGATGAATAGTCGTGGTGGTCTTAGTGCCTTGCGTATAGCGCAAGAGGTGAAAGGGGATCCTAAAGCACAAAAATATCTCAAAGAGAGCTTATTAGGTATAATAAGCAGACTCCAATAACAAGGAGAATCACATGTTGGATGCACTAAAACAATTATTTGAAAACAACGTGATTTCTGAAGAGATCAAAGCATCAATTGAAGCCGCTTGGGAAGCTCGCATTGTCGAGAACCGTGAACAAGTAGCTGAACAACTACGCGAAGAATTTGCTCAAAAATATGAGCATGACAAGCAAACTATGGTAGAAGCTGTTGATCGCATGATTACAGATCAACTATCACAAGAGCTTGTTGAATTTGCCGATGACCGTAAGCAATTAGCAGAAATGAAAGTCAAGTATGCTCAAAAGATGAAAGCAGATGCTGCCGTAATGAAGGAATTCGTTAGCCGTCAGTTAGCTGCAGAAGTCAAAGAGTTACATGAAGATCAAGTGGTAATGGCTAACAAATTTGGTAAATTAGAACAATTCGTTGTAGAAGCTTTGGCCGAAGAAATCGCAGAGTTTTACAAAGATAAAAAGGACCTAGCAGAAACGAAAGTTCGCTTGGTTCGTGAAGGTCGCGCACAACTCACTAAGGTAAAACAACAGTTTGTAGAACGTGCAGCTAAGATGGTCGAAGGTGTTGTAACAACAGGTCTTAAGACTGAAATTACATCACTAAAAGAAGACATCGAAGCAGCTCGTCGTGCAGACTTTGGTCGCAAGTTATTTGAAGCTTTTGCTCAAGAATATCAAGCGTCATAACTAAATGAGAAGTCAGAAACTGCAAAATTACTCAAGGTCATAGACATGAAGACTGTCGCTGTTCAAGAAGCTGCTAAAGCTATTGAAGAAGCTCAGACTATCGTAGAAAGTAAAGAAGCAGAAATTGCCGCTTTGAAAGAAGCGCAAACACGCAAAGAAATCATGAATGAGTTACTTGCTCCGTTAAACTCAGAGCAACGTGAAATCATGGGTGAGTTAATGGAGAGTGTGAAAACTACAAAACTTAATGAAAGTTTTGAAAAGTATCTCCCAGCTGTCATAGCTGGAAAAGCTCCGCAGAAGAAACAGGCACTTGTAGAGGCTAAAGAAATTACAGGAAACAAAGTTTCCAACAGCAACCGTAGCAGCGAGAACGACAATAACATTATTGACATTCGTCGCCTTGCTGGACTAAAAATTTAAGGAGAAATTTAAATGTCAGAACTACTATCAAGCCGTTGGGCAGAGACTAAGGAAGCTCTTTTAGAAGGCCTACAAGGCACTAAAAAATCAGTAATGGGCGTGACTCTAGAAAATACTAAAAAGTATCTTCAAGAATCTGCTACAGCTGGTGCCACTTCTGCCGGCAACGTCGCAACACTAAATCGCGTGATCCTTCCAGTGATGGTGAAGAGGCACTAAGCCCATTCAAGATTGCTGAAGGCTATTCAGCTGATTCTACAGGTCGTGCTGTTTCTACAGCTAGCCTAGAAGGTCAAGCTGGTAAGCGTATGAGCATTCAAATCTTGAAACAAACAGTTGAAGCTAAAACTCGTAAATTGTCTGCTCGTTGGACATTCGAGGCTGCTCAAGATGCACAAGCCCAACAAGGTATTGACATCGAAGCAGAAGTTATGGCTGCTTTAGCTCAAGAAATTACTGCTGAAATCGACCAAGAGATCCTAGCTTCATTGCTAAGTCTTGCAGGTACAGCAGTTGAGTCTTTTGACCAAAACGCTGTTTCAGGTACAGCAACATTCGTTGGTGATGAACACGCTGCACTAGCTGTTCAAATCAATCGTGTTAGCAACTTGATTGCTCAGCGTACACGTCGTGGTGCTGGTAACTGGGCCGTTGTAAGCCCATACGCTTTGACAATTCTACAAAGCGCAACAACATCAGCATTTGCTCGTACAACAGAAGGTACTTTCGAAGCTCCAACAAACACCAAGTTAGTTGGTACATTGAACAGTGCAATGAAAGTGTATGTAAACACATACGCAACAGACACAACAGACATCCTTATTGGTTATAAGGGTTCAAGCGAGTCTGATGCAGCAGCTTTCTACTGCCCATACATCCCATTGATGTCAAGCGGTGTTGTGTTAGATCCATCAACATTTGAACCAGTCGTATCATTCATGACACGTTATGGTTATGTTGAGTTGACAAACACAGCTTCTTCTCTAGGTAACGCAGCTGACTACCTAGGTCGTATTAGCTTATCAAACGTTTCTTTCAAGTAATCAGTTACTCGAAGCAACAAATCAAAAAGGACTCTTCGGAGTCCTTTTTTTATTCCAGCTAAATACATAGTAATGATCCACATGGTGTGGATTTTATGCGGTAACCCACCGCGTACGGCCTAGAACGCCGTCATTTCTTAAGGAGAAAATAAAATGGGACGTCCTTTAAACAAAAAATATTTCGCTAATACAAACTATCAAGATTTTGGTACAGCAGGTGTTGGCGGCGAAAGCGTAGCAAGTGTAGCAGTTAGCGGTACATTTGATGGCAAAACTCCAGGTACATACGATATTCCAGCATCAGTAATTAGTGCTCCACAAATTACTGGCGGTGCAAAACCAACAATGACAATTACATTTACTGCGGCTGATGCAGCTACTGTTACTGTTGTTACAGCAGGTTCTGGTTATACAGGAACAACAACAATCAGTGGTGCAGCATTACAAGCATTAGGTGGTGCAGGCTCAGGTACTGTAGTGTTAACAGCAACAATGACAGCAGGTGCAACAGCTCGTCAAAACGGTATCAAGTGCGAAGCACAAGTTGGTGCAGGTAGCGAAGTTACAACTGGTGATGTTATCAAACAAGTTAGCGACATTCGCTACAAAGTTCAGACTAGTGATGGCACAGCAGTTTGTAAATTAGTTACTACAGCTAGTTTAAATGATAATGAAATGAGCATCACAGCAACAGACAGTGCCGGCGGCACATACTTTGTTAAAAAATTGACTGCACGTAAAGTTGTATTAGTCCCAATTGACGGTACTCAATTTCCAGTAAATGCAGACGGTAGTTACAAGTCAGCTAAGTGGTCATTTACTACAACAATCGTTGACGCACAAGTAACTATTGCTAATCAGTAATTAACACATCCTAGTTAAGGATTATACATGTCAAAGATATTAAGAGTTAGCGAAAGCGACTATAGAATTAAAGTTAAGGATACTGGAACAATTACCCTTGACACAGGTGTGGAACAAGGCACCGTTATTGTTACTGGCGACTTACTAGTCAAAGGTAATACAACTACAATCGATACAGCTAACCTTAATATTGAAGACAACATAATTCTATTAAACAAAGGTGAAAATGGAGCAGGTGTTACAGAAGTTACATCTGGTTTAGAAGTTGACAGGGGTTCTTTGCCTAATGCTCAATTTTTGTGGGATGAGTCAATTGATAAATTTGTAATTCAATTAGATACAGACGCATTGTCAGGAATTGTAGTTGGAAACATTGCAACAGATCCAACTACTAATCTTGAGTTTGACATGCAAGCTGGCGCAGGAACATTACGTATTGCTAATTCAACTGGATACGAAAGTCGCGTGTTAGATGACGACGACATACCAAACAAAAAATACGTAAATGATTATGTTTTTGCATCAGGCGGATCTGCGGTTGTTACTAGATTTAAATATCCAGCAAATGCATTAACAGGCGATGAAGATACGCTAGGCGAAGCCTATGCATCTAACATTAAATTTTGGGTACGAAGCGGCGGTGTATTAACACAACGAGCACAAATTTCAGCTAATGGATTAGATGTTAATAATATTAATATTTTAGATAATACTATTTTAAATTCTGCCGCAGGAAGCAATTTAATTTTAACAGCAACAAATACACACGTTGAAATTAACGGAATTTTAAATTTAGATGATAGAACAGCACCAATAGCAACGGGCGGAACAAGCAGAATTTATTCTCGTTCTGCTACTGCTGCAACAGATTTTGAATTATATAACAGCGGAGTTTTTGTTGCAAACAGCAGAACTCAGGACGAAATAGTAGTTAAAAATAGAGCATTACTGCTAAGTATGCTTTTCTAAGGATAATTTATGGCAATTTATAACACACAAATAACATCTTTATCAGCAGGTAGTGCAGATACACTAGCTTCTGGTTCAGGAACTCGTGCCATAACTACAGTAATTGTTTGTAATACAGGCGCAACAGATTTAACTGTCACGCTTTATGCAGTTCCAAGCGCAGGTTCAGCTGGCAACGGCACAATGATTGTTAATCAACTGACAGTTCCTGCAGGTGATACTGTAAGTTTTGATCAAGAAAAAATGGTATTAGGTTCAGGAGATGAGTTGAAGGCAATTTGTTCTGCTTCTGGTTTGACAGCGACTGTAAGTACATTGGCGGTATAAGAATGAGATTTTTAAAAACACTTACTCTAAATCGTAGAGCAATATATGACAGTCGAGTTGTTCTAAATACCAGCAATGATTTAACTCTTGCTGACAGCAGAACTATGATTTTGCCAAAAAGCAGCACTAGTGTTACAAGCCCAACAGTAGGACAAATGCGCTATAACACTTCAACAAATCAAGTTGAAGTGTATCAAGGTGTTGGCGGCGGAGCAACATGGCGTAGTTTACGTTTTAAAGAATCAACACAAATTAATAGAGAAAACTATACTGGCGACGGATCAAGTACAGTGTATGGTCCATTAACTTATCAACCGCCTACAGTAGTACAAAGCGGAGCAACATGGACTGGTAATAATTTAATTGTTATTGTTGGTAATGTATTTCAAGTTGAAAATACAAACTACTTAATTAAATTAGGATCTACTTTAGGCGCACCGTATAACACTCCTCCAAACGACACACAATATTATATTCAATTTACATCTTCAACTCCAGGTTTATCAACACCAATAGTTATATTGAGTGGATTTGATACTTAAGGATTCATCATGGGCATTGAGCTAGGCAGAATTAGTGGCCCATTACTAGCAAGAGACCTTGTTCGTAAAAATTCGGGCGTTGGCGAAGAAAACTTAGCCTTTGAAACAGATCTACTGTACCTTGACGTTGTCAACGGACGAGTAGGTATTAATACTGATGTTCCAAGTTCTCCGCGTAAATTAGATATTAATGGAACATTTGCCTCTACTAATTTATTAGTTCCAACACAATTTTCAACACCAAATCTTGTTATTAGTACTAACAAAATACAAAATCTTGTTGATAAAATTTATATTCAGCCTAACCAAGCAACAGATCCAAAAATTGTAATGACAAAAATTGGCACTGCCAATTTAAGAATTAGTGATCAGTTAATTGAAAATATTACTACCGACAGCGACATTACATTTGATACAACTGGAACAGGAACAACAGTTCTAACATCTTCAGAACTGTATGTAGACGGTGACTTACATGCAACTGGAGATATAACTTGGGATGGCAATATTACCTTTGGTAATAACAATTCTGACAACGTTGAATTTAGTGCAGATATTAATAGTCATATTATTCCTAATATTAATCAAACTTATGATTTAGGAACTGCTAGTAAACGTTGGAATAAAATTTACACTAAAGATTTAACAGCAGATACATTAACATATGATACTATAACAATCAATGATATTAATTTATTGTTGACACAGGGAAATACATATTAT